CGGGCCACTCGATCGAGAACCACGCGCCCACCGACTGCGGGTCGTCGAACAGCATGTCGGCGGTGATGTGGAGGATCCCGCGTTTCGCCAGGTCGGTGAGGCCGCGGTCGTCAGGCAACCATTTGCTTGTGATTTGGGCGGCGCCGACGGTGGCTTCCCACGTCCGCCAGATCCCGATCGTGTCGAACGGCACCCGCGTCCACGTCCTGGTGGGGACGACGAACCTGGCGGGGTTCGTGTCGTAGAGAACAACGGTTTCGGTGTGGGCGGCGAGGTGCCAGCCGCTCGAGCTGGTCGGGAAGCCCGCATAGACGGACGCGTCCCCGGCGACCGGTGTTTCGTCGAGGGCGACGCCGCCGTGTTCGACCTCGACCGTCGGCTCGACCCAGCCTATGTCGCCGTTCTCGTCGACGCCGAGCACCGACCCGGGGCCGCCACCGACGGTTTCACCGGTGGCGTGCGCCGCGATCGTGGCCGGGTCGAGCGCCTCGGTGTAGACCGCGACGTGCGCGATCCTGCCCTCGAACCAGTTCGCGGCGCCGTCGTCCCAGGTGTTGCGGCCGACCTGGATCAGGTTGCCGCCGGCGACGGCGACCGATCCGCTTACCAGGGTGGCGGTGACGACGCCGTTCAGGTAGAGGGTGGCGGTCGTCCCGTCGTAGGTGACAGCGACGTGGTTCCAGCCGGCGACCGTCGGCGCCACGATCGAGGTGACCGCGTCCGCGCCGCGCGTGTAGATCAGGTTCCCGTCAGCGTCGAGCGACAGGTTGTGTGCGGCACCAACGAAGCCGGCGTCGCCGACCGACAACAGATAGCCGGCGAAGTTCGTGACAGCGACGGAGTTCGGCACAGACGGGACGTCCGGGTAGAACCACAGTTCGACCGTGCACGTTTCGACGCCACCCAGTACGAGGTTGGCTGCGTCGGGCGTCGTGAGCTCGTAGTAGGCGCGGGTGCCCTGGACGAGGCTTGACGAGCTGTCGTGGCCGGTGAACCCGACCGACGTGCCGGGGTCATCGACGATCGGCCCCTCGAGCCCGTAGCTGAGCAGCCGTGGCGTCCCCGGCCCCAGGTAGTCGACGGCGGTCATGTCGCGGCCGGCGATCTCCTCGAGGAGCGTCGGGCCGGCCGTGTCGGACAGCGGCCAGTAGGCCCAGAGGGCGGGGGTCGCTTTGATCGTGTCGCGGTAGGTGGAGCCGATGCGGGGGAGCAGGCCGGGGATCGGGTCGGGGCCGCCGGCGACGTGGCTGATGCCGTGCATGCGAGGGTGCGGCGCTGGCAACTAGAGCTCCGGGTCGGGGTCGGCGTCGAACGGGTTTGACGTGTACGCCGCCCTTGGCGACACGTCGAGGGAGAGCTCGACGATCGGGACGGGGCCGCCCGGCCTACAGGTGTAGTGGATCCCTTCGACGTAGTAGTCGTCGTCGAAGCCGCCACCGCCAGGATGCTCCGTTTTCAGGGTGAGGAGGTCGCTGATGTCGCAGCGGCAAAGGTGGTTCCAGAGGGCGGCCGCGTGCGGGTCGGTCGGGTGGCGGCTCTTGAACACCATCCGCGTGATGCGAGGCTCTGGCGTGCTGTAGTTCTCGACGTAGTAGGTGGCGAACAGCTTCGTTTCGACCATCGAGTCGTTGCCGGTGTGGATCCCCTCGACGGTTTGCAGGTTGTCGAACGTCAGCGACCGCAACCCGTAGGCATCGACCGACGTGTCGTCTTTCACGAGTTGGCCGGCGACATCGTCGTTGTCGGGAGGGTCGGGGTTTAGCTGCCGGATGGTGGCGCCGCTGCCGACCCACTGTGGCGTCGCCGTGCACGCGTTGAAGAGGTTGTCTTGGCCGTTCGACCATTCCAGCTCGGCGACAGGGACAACCTCGAGGTAGTGGGGGTCGGCGGTGTCGTTCCAGGCGGATGGGTCACCGACGGTGCGGCGTTGGATCCCGTACTCCGCGATCGTGGGGCGGAATCGTGCTTGGCGGCCGCGGAAGACGAGGAGGCCGGCGAGGCTGCCACCGACGGGGTTGACGCCAGGGCCGCCGATAAACAGGTTTGCGACACCGGGGAACTCGGCGTCGGCCGCGTCCCAGAGGGCGTCAAGCGCGCTGGTACCGGGCCCGTACGCTTTCGGGCCGACCCTCACGTTGCCGGTGAACACCGACCGGAGGCCGACCGGCCAATCGACGTCGCCGAGGATCGCGTTGATGCGGTCGCCGACGGTGCCGGTGTCGTCCGGATCCGGGTCAGACTCGCCGTACAACACGTTTCCTTTCGCCATCTCAGCCAGCGTGGCGGCCTGCTCCGCCGGCATCCCGACGTAGGGGGGGATGGCGCCGTCGACGCCGACCTCGAGCTGGGCGCGAGCGAGGATCGCGAACCCGTCGACCAGCTGGAGCTCGAGCTCCATGTATTGGCGGGTCGGGTCGAGCCGGTACTGCCATGACTCGACGAAACCACGGAAGAGGGTGTGCCACTCGAAGCCTGGCAGCGGGTACTGCAACGCTATCGCCGCCTGTTTCCCCGGCAGCACCTTGCCGTGGTAGGGGCTGGTGGTGTTGGTCGGGTCGAACAGGCCGGCCATGTCGACGATGCGGACGACGGCGGTGCCGGTGTCGGTTTTGGCGAACTCGGTTGGGCGTCCGCGGTCGATCGTCCATTCCCGGATGCGGCAGCCGCTGAGGATGTCGAGCCGTGTCCAGTCGGGTTCTGGTTCCATCGGCGGGTCGTCGAGCGCAATCGACACGCTGGCCGGGTCTTCAGCCACGTCGACCGCTGGTCTGGTTCGCCGTCCGTCGGCTGGTGCGCGCCTGATCCTGGGTGACGGCGCGGCCGACCTCGCGCCCATCAATGTTGACGTGGACGTGTAACGGCTGGATTTCGGCGCCGGCGATGTTCGCGCCCAGGATCCGGCGTCCCCTTGCGTCCAGGCCGGTGCCGGCGGCGAGGATGCCGGCGAGCCGACTTGACGACACCTGCATCAAACCCGCCAACGGGTCAACGTCGCTTTTGCTTTTGTTGAGGTCGCTGATCCGTTGCCGGGCTTCCCAGATGCCGCGGACGAGCTCGAGGGTGCGGCCCTCCTGCCGCATCCGCGTCTTCAGGTACGCAATGATGTTCTGCTGCGCCTTGACGTCGTCCTTGATCGTCTTCGTCGCTTCGGCGCGTTCGACGGCGAAGTCGAGCCACCCCATCTTGGTGTCGATCGCGGCCTGCCTGGCGGCCTTCGCGGCGGCGGCGACGTCCTGAGCGTGCTGTTTGATCTGGTCGGCGAGCGTCGAGCGTGTCTGACGCTGCGTCCGCAGCACGTCGCGGAGCGTGTCCTCGAGCGTGAACCGGCGGGTGATGTCCTTGGTGGCGGCGATCCGCTGCTGGATTAGGACGGCGATCTCGCCGAGCCTCGCGATCTGCCCTTTCAGCGACGTGATGTCCTGCACGCGGCCGAGCTGCCGGTTGATCATCGCGTCGAACCAGGCGTTCCGCTGCTCGACGGTCGCGCCCTTCGCTGGCGTCGGCGGGATCGTGCTGCGCGGGGCGGCGTAGCCGAACCCTTGGCGGGGCCGTTTCGCTAGCGGCGGTTTGGTGTAGCCGGGCGCGAGCAGGTCAAGCGCGGACGCGACACCTGGGCCGAGCCTGGTTTGGACGCCTGGCCCGTGACCGACGACACGGTCTGTGGCGCCTGCGGGCCCGACGATCAGGTCACGGATCGACTGGGCAAGCCCCTTCGTCGCGAACCCGAGATGGTGCTCCTTCAGCCACTGGTCGACAGGCTTCTTGTTGATCAAAGCCTCGACCGCGATCGTGACCCCGACCGTGGCGGGCAGGCCGGCTAGCCCGGTCTTGAGCAGGCCGGTTTCGGTTCTCGCGACCTTCGCCTGCGTGGCGACCGCTTCGAAGCCGCTTGCGAGCGCCCTCAGTTTCGCCGCAACCGCGAGGCCGAGCAGAAGCCGGACAGCGTTCTCTGTCCCGCCGACAGCGCCCTTCAACACGTTGAACGCGCCCGCGGCGACCTTGACGATGTCGCCGGCGACTTTGATCGCCGCCGACATCACCTGCACGGCCTGGTGGACGTCGCGGGCGACCCGCTGTTGGTTCTTCGACTGGTTCAGCCAGTCGGCACCCTTGTTCAGGTATTTCGAGATCGACGGCAGGAGCTGCGCGCCGACGGTTTCCTGCAAGTTCCCGAGCGCCACCCGGAACCTGTCCTGCGCGCCCGCCGCCGTCTTCCCGTAGGCGGCGGCGGAGCCGGCGTACTTCCGCTGCAACAGATCGAGCGCCTGGAGGGCGGTTGCGTGTTTGCCGATGCTGATGCCAAGCCGGCGGAGCGCGCCGACGTTCCCGATCGACGCCTTCAGCACGAGCCCGGATGCTTGCTCGAGGCTGATGTTGCGGCCCCTGGCCACATTGGCGGCGAGCGCGTTCAGCGCGAGCGCCTTGTTGACGTCGCCGGTGCGGCGCACAAGGTTCGAGAACGTCGCTAAGAGTTGTTCGTCGTCGAAGCCGGATAGTTGCGCGGTCGCCAATGACGCGGCTTTGATGTGTTCGCCGTATTGGCCCCACGCGATGCCGGAGCGGATGACGGCATTGCGGGTTTGGCCGAGCACCCGCTGCGACTCTTCGGCGGCTTTGACTGTCGATGTGATCGCGGCGACGAGGCCAGCACCGCCAAGGAACGATGCGGACGCGAACCCGACCGCCCGGCCCAAACCTCGGAAGCCGACCGAGGCGACGACGGCGCCGCGGCCGGCCTTCTCAACGCTCTGACCGAACCGTTTCGTTCCCTGCTCCGCACGCCGATACGACTTCTCCAGCTGTGACGTGTCGCCGACCACCTCGACGATCAGCTTCCTAGCCATCTAGGACTGCGCTTCTTTCGCCCACTGGTAACACGCCTCGAGCTGGCCGGGGGTCATAGAACCAAGGTCGGCTGGTCGGAGGTGGCACCAGTGGCCGAGCCAGGGTGCCCAGTACCATTCTGGCCGGTGGCTTCCGGGGGCGGCGCCGAAGTGGCTGACGAATCCTCGCCAGAACCGCCGCTCGGCAAGCTCACGTCTGGCGCGTTGGGAGGAGGGAGCTCGTCGACCTCGACGCTGATGTCGGCGAACACCTTTTCGAGCTCTGAGACTTTGATGCGGCCGACCTGCTGCCGGATCGTCTTCGTGGTTTCGCCGGGTTCGGCGCGAGCGACGGCGATATGGATCAGGGCGGCGGTTAGGCCGGGGTGGAACCCTTCCAGGTCGGGGATCTGGTCGAGCGACAGTTTCGTGTAGTCCCAAACAACGATGGCCTCGTCGAGGGTGAGGTCGTCGAGGGTGACGAGCTCGTACTGGCGGCCGTTGACGGTGATTTGGGGCATCAGATGCTCCCGTGGTTGAAGTCGTCGGCGATGTGGTCGAGGAACGTTTCGAACCTGCCTTCGATCTCCGACGCGTGCATGTCGAGGCTTGGTTGCATCGCCCTGTCCATCAGCAGCCCGGCGAGGTTGGGGCGCCGTCCGCTGCTGCGGCCCCGTCCGCCGCGCTGGCGTGGGGCGACGTAGACGAGGTCGCGGGTAATCCCGACCCGCATTTTCGACCAGCGCGGGCCGATCCGACGGATGTTGCCGACGGCGAGTTGTTCCGCTTCGCGTTGGACGGGTTCGACGACCTGGCGGAGGCCAGCGCGAATCCCTAAGCGGGTCTGCTTGTCGGCTTTCGCGAGGGCACGCTGAAGCTCGCGGAGACCGCTGACGTGGGCGACGGCAGCCATATGTTTAGGGTGCGGTGGTGCCCCAGGCGAACCGGCTGTTCGGGGCCGGCCTGAACGTCGCGGTCGTCTCCGCCCTGGCTGCCAGGCCGCCGGAGAGGCCGTTGTAGCTGTAGAGGACGGCGGTGCCGCCGTAGATCGGGTTCGTCGCCGACGTGCCCGACGCTGAGACGGGCTGCACGTAGAGCGGGAACGCCGACCCGGACGAGTACAGCGGCTCAAGGGTGGCGTGCACCGACGAGGCGGAGAAGTCGTTCTCGAACTGCACCTCGATCGTCTGGTCAGCCAGGCCCGGCAGGAACTCGCGGGTGCCGGTCGGCGAGAACCCGGAGACGTCGACCTGTTCCTTCTCGCTGGGCGTGTCGATGTTGAACGCGTGGTCGGACAGGTTGACGCTGTTGACGACGACCCTTACGTCGTTGAGCAGGAATTTGCTCATCGTGCTGCACTTCCTTTCGGTGCCAGGGCGCGGACTCGCCTCTGGTATCGCTGGTGGTTTGCACGTGTCGCCCCGTTGACGTCGGGGCTGTTGTTGGCGGTGCCGCCAACGAGGTGGATCAGGCCGACCTTTGCCTCACGCAAAGTGAACCCGCGGGCGCGGGCCTCGAGGCACAGCAGGTTGTCGCTGTAGTAGGCGGGCTCTTCCAATGACTCGTCGAAGCCGCCGAGCTCCAATAGGTCGTCGCGGGTGCCGGCGAGGCAGTAGCCGTCAATGTAGGGGTAGACGACGCTGTCGACGATGGTGTGCGGGTCGCTGCGGATGCGCGCGCCGACCAGCACCATCGGCTCCACGCTGTCGACGATCGTTTCGAGCCACCCTTGTTGGGTCGCCTCGATGTCGTTGTTGAGAAACACGACGACGTCGCTGGTGGCGTGGGCGAGTCCTTGGTTGTTGGCGCGGCTGAACCCTTGGTTGTCGGGGTTGCGCACCTTGGCGAAGTCGAGCCACGGGTCGCTGCCGTTGTCGACGACGATCAGCTCGTCGGGGGCGGGGCCGAGCTCGAGCGCCCGCACGTACCCGTCGACGAGCTCGAGGTGGTTGTGCCAGGCGGTGACGACAGCGACGGTCGTCACACCTTCGCCCCTTCCCGCAGCGGCGCCACTTCCCGAGACGCGGCTAGAGCGGCGATGGCGGGCCGCCAGAACGCGTCTGTGACGATGTCGGCGTCGTAGTGGGCCGCGAACCCGGCTGCGCCTTGCCGGAGCTCCTGGTCGTTTCTGCGGTCGTAGGCGGCGTCGAGGGCGGCAACGATGTGGTCGACGAACGGGCTGATCCACCATGCCCGCTGCATCTCGTCCCAGGACGGGTCGCCGTCGACGAGCCAGCCGGCCTGCGTCAACTCCGACATCGCGGAGTGGTCGGAGGTGATGACGGGGACGCCGCATGCCTGGGCTTCGATGATCGGGACGCCGAACCCTTCACCCATCGACGGGTTCAGCAGGACGTCGAACGCCTGGTAGAGGTTGGAGACGTTGGCGGTGGGCCAGCCGAGATGCCAGACCGCAGGCGGCGTAAACCTGACGCGGGCGGTTGGCGCGTCAACCGCGACTGTGAGGGCTTCGATGCTGATGCCGCCGGCGACACCCGGGCTGGTTTGGGTGTGCCCGTATAGCCACGCGTCCTCATGGGTCGCGGCGAACCTGGAGAACGCCAGCAGCGACTTGTCGAACGCTTTCCGGATGACGGCGGGGTTGCCGGCGTTGGCGGCGACGATGCCGACCAGGAACGCGTCCGCCGGGACGCCGAGCTCAGCCCGGACAGCCGCTTTGGTTTCGGGCCGCGGGTGGAAGAGGGTGCGGTCGACACCGTGCGGCACATAGAGCGGCTGGAGGCCGGCGTCGAGCATCATCCGTTCGCCAAACCGGCTCATCGCGATCGGCCGCACTTTTTCGTGCGCCAACGTTGCGAGCACCATCGGCGGCAGCGGGTAGTGGTCGACGGGCGCCCAAACCGCGACCTCCATGTCGTCGGGCCACTCGTCGGGTTTCAAAACCCACGCGTCGCAGAGCGCGACGATCAGGTCGGCGCCGAAGTGATCTTTGTAGGTGGCGAGGGTTTTGTTGCCCCAGGCGCTGTCGGACGGGTAGTAGGTGACGGGCCCGGCCTCGAGGCACATGCCTTGGACGCCGTAGTTGCAGGCGACCGCCAGCTCGTGCCCGAGCTTTTGCAGGCGGGGGATGAAGAGGCGGGCCTGTTCGCCGTAGCCGGAGCCGACGCCGGGCGGGTTCCCGACCCAGAGGATCCTCACAGCAGGATCCTTGTTTGCCATTCGCAGCCGATCAGGGTGCCTTCGTTCGCCAGGGGCGTGTAGGGGACGACACCGGTCATTTCGGTGACGGTGACGTCGGAGACGAGGCCACCCAATGTGCGGTCGGCGTAGATCGCGGCCAGCACCGACGTCGGGGCGCGACTGTCCATCAGCTGGAGGAGCTGTTCCTGTGACGCGTCGAAGTCGACCGGTTTGACGCGAGCGCGGACGGTGAACCGGACGTCCCTTTGCCTTGTTGGCCCGTAGGCGAGCTGATCCGAGAACGGGGTGGCGGCGTAGATGTCGATGCAGGGCGGCGTCGGGCTGACAACCCAGGCGGGCCACACCTGCAACGCTTCGCCGCCGAGGTCTTGGGAGGCGACGTGGTCAGTGATCTGGTCTGCCAGCGCCTGCACGATCTCCAGGAGCGGCACATAGTCGGGTGGCGGTTCGGGGCCGGGGCCGGTGCCGGGGTCGAACACCGGCGGCACAGAGCTCGAGATGCTGGTGCCTTCAATGAACGTCTGGTCGGCGCCGCCCGCCGTCAGATCCAAAACCGGGTCTGTGATGGACGCCTGCTCGAACAGCCACAACCCTTTCGGGTTCAGCGCCTGCCAGTTCGCGAGGGCGAGCTCGAGGCCGGCGGCTTCGACAGCGCCGTCGGTCGCGAACACGAGCGAATCCCAGCCGGCGGCGGCCTCAAAGTCGCCGGTGAGGCTGTCGCCGTCGTTGAACTGGCCGAACCTGACCGTGCCACCCGCCGCGCTGCCGCCGTCAGCGACGGCTTGCGCGAGGTAGGGGGCGCTGTGCGCCCAGACGTCGGTGTCCCACCGGTACAGCGACGCCCGCGGCTGGACGGTGCCGGCACCCTTCCTGACCACCAGCAGGCACCAGACGTCGTTGGGTACGAGGCCGTCGAGGAAGTAGCAGCCGGGGCCGCCGTCGCTCGTCGAGTAGAAGATGTCGCCTTGGCCTGCCCAGGTGGCGTTGTCGGAGACGCGCCAGATGCCGCCGGGCCCTGCGAGGTTCGCGCTCGCGTTGTGGACACCGAAGAGGTGCTGCCAGTCGGCGGTGGCGGTGATCGCCGTCGCCTTGAAGATCAGGGCGATGGTTGTGAAGCCGGCGAAGTTGCAGGCGCCGATGCTGGTGCGGATCTCCGACGGCGGCGCGAACGCCCTAGGCATCTAGGCGAGCCCGAAGTGCTGCCGGAGCGGCAGCAGTTTGAGGCCGTGGCGGGCCCACGTGTCGCGGCCGATCACGAGCGCGCCAGCGGCGTCGTTCCAGATCCCGAACGAAACCTCCTGCTGCTGCCAATGCTCCCGCGCCCGCTCATACACAACCTCGGTCGCGAGCTGGATCT